TAGCAAGGAATCTCACTTGCTCAATATCTTAAGATGCAAAAAGATAGCGTAAAATACTGGTTTGCTCATGGCTACTCACTGGTAATTTACAGCCCGCAGTTTAAACACGCAGCCCATCAAGAGCCAATGGCAGACAATCAAAGTGTTTAAACCCCTCAAAAAGTAGCGTCAAATAATGACTTTTGAGATGCTTGAGTTTAAACGCCAAAGATGCAACAATCAGACCGTGGCACCGCGCCACTCACAGACTGGAGGCAACAAAATGACTCAAGGCATCACGGCTGCAGAGGTTGCAAAGCCAAAGCAGACCACCCGTCTACGCAAAGTCTTTTGCGAGATTGACGGTTATATCGCAAGAATCTCCCGCTCAACACTTATCACCTATGGCAGCCCAATCTGCCCTGCATGCAATCAAGCCATGAAGGAGGTCAAATAATCATGACCATCACTTTTGGCATGGAGTTTGAAATTCAAGGTCTTAGCCCTGCAATGGCATCACGCAGTTTAAACAATGCAGGCATAGACTGTGATTTAGGTGATGGCTCATGGTCATCAAAATATGATGGCAGCGTTCAAAGAGGCGCGGAGGTTATCTCTCCAATCCTCACCGCCCCTCGTTTAAACGAGGCGCATAAAGTAGTCAAAGCCCTAAAATCAGATGGCGCACGGGTTGACCGTGCTACTGGTTTCCATGTTCATATTGGAATCCAATCACTAGCAACACCAGACTCAAATCGCACGCCTGCAAATAATCTCGCCTCACTGGTTATCAACTGGTACGCAGCGCACCACGCAATCGCTGCACTAGTTGCACCATCTCGTTTAAACAATCGCTACTGCAAAGTTTTAGGCGAGGACAAGGCAACAGAGCAGGCTAGTTATAGCAGCAACGGCAATCGTGGCGCATGGGATAGCAACCGATATGTGAGCCTCAATCTGGAATCTATGGACCGCCACGGCACCGTTGAGGTACGCCTGCATCAAGGCACCTTAAACGGTGTTAAAGCAATCGCGTGGAGCCAGTTCATCTCTGCCTTCATAGATGCAACCTCTAACAAGGGTTTAAACGCGCTAGACATGGTTGGAATCAACCCTTTCAGCCACGAGCGTGGAATCTATCGCAGCGTTAACGAGTGCCACACTTTGCTAGATGCCCTCGTAGGTCTAGGCAGTTTAAACGCCTCAACTGGCGATTGGCTCAAGAACCGTGCAGACGGTTTAAACAGATAGCAGGGCAGCCTGCCCCTAGTGGGCAAAGCGTGAGTGCAATCCTCACGGCAGGCGCTAACACGGCGGAGATACCGCAGTGTTTAAACGAAAGGACTGGAACCATGATTGAGTTCTATATCTACAGCAAGGCAGGCAACTATCTCAGCACGAGCAAAGCCAAAGACTTGGCAGAACTTGCCCAAATCAAAGCAGCGCTAGAAAACAACCAGCAAAAAATCACCATCACAAAGGTAGGTGTTTAAACATGGAATACGAACACCTCAACGGCACCGCGATGCTATTGGTATTGCTGCTCATGTGGGCAGTGTACAAGGCACGCACCAGTGGCAGAAACGAATAAAAAGATGACTGAAAATGATGATTGTTTAAACAACACCGTCATTTGTGGCGACTGCTTGCGACCTTCATGCAAAGGTTGTGAGCAGTAGCCGATATGATATACTTAAACAACTAACCAACTAAAAGACTGGAGAATAGAATATGTGTGGAATAGCAGGATACTGTTTAGATGCTAAGCATTACTCACGCATCAGCACCCGCGACCTTGCAGGGCAGATGCTGTACGATATTGAACACCGTGGCACCGATGCAACGGGCGCTGCATGGATTAACCCACGCAACGGCAGGCGCGTTATCAGCAAGGCAGCAACCAGCGCGACTAAGTTCGTGCCAAAGGCAGGCGCTAATCTTTGCGATGGCGCAACGACTGCCATCTTGCATACGCGCTTTGCTACCCAAGGTTCGCCAACTGTTGCGAGCAACAATCACCCAATCCCACGCGGGAAAATCGTACTTACTCACAACGGACATATCAGCAACGATAAGGAACTGTTTAAACAACTAGGTGTGCCCCGTCTTGGACAGGTAGATAGCGAGGCTGCTGCTGCTCTCATTGCCTTTAGCCAAGAGAAACCATGGGAAATCTTGACCCAACTCTATGGCACTGCAGCACTTGCATGGGTTACCCAACACGACCCGCGCTCATTGCACCTAGCCCGTGTGAATTCATCACCGCTATGGATAGGTCAATCTAGCCATGGCTCACTATTCTACGGCTCTACCAAGGAAACCGTGGAGAACGCTGCAATCATGACCGACTCAGAGATTGACTGGTTCCACGATGCAGCCGAGGGTGAGTACTTCAAGGTACGCGATGGCGCAATCATTGAATATCAGACCTTCAAGCCAAGCAAGCCAGAGCCTATCTACTACGGCGGGAACTGGTGGAACGAGTACGACACGGTAAAGACTACACCCCGTGCCTATGCAACCGAACTTGATTACCATGGCAAATACAATCAGCGCCGTGCAGATAAGTACGCACGCTGGTGGGAGGATAAAGACGAACTGAACTTCTAGTTCTGTACAGATACTGGTAACTCTCTACTGTTTAAACAGCCCCCGCTACGGCGGGGGTTTTTTAATGTATGTACTCATGTATGTACTGAAGTACATAATGCTCACCGTGTTTAAACAATATAAATATCCGCCGCCAAACACTTGTCTTTTACTGTTGCATGTTTAAACAACACGCCGCAAGAACCAATCTTCAGATGTTAAGTTGTTTAAACAATACGAAAAATATTTTTATTATTTCTGCTTAACATTGTTGACTTTAAGATAACGAGTGTGAGAAACTTACGCTCCCAACAAGAAAGGATAGACAAATGTGTTTAGCGACTGGTGAAATCATCGGCATCATCATTGCACTTATCAGTGCATTAATCGTGCTGGCTCTAGCCATGAAAGACAATGTTCGTTTAAACAAATACAACGCATACCTACGCAAGCGTAACTTAGAACTAACTAAGAAACTTGAGAACTCAGTAGAAAGACCCTTCTAATGACGACACTTGATAAGGTATACGGCATCACACACGGTTCATGTGCATGGTGTTTAGACAAGCAAGCAACGGACTCATATATCGGAGTCATGACCAACGGAGAAACCGTTGAGTATCAGGTATGCAATGGCTGTTACAAGGAGCGTGTTTAAACATGAGTGAATCGCCAAAAAAAATAACACACGCAACGGCTCAGACAAAAGCCATACGCAGATTGGTAGACTTGCACCGCAAGCAATACCAAGAACTGTATCGTGATGAGTGTGCCAAGTTAGGGCTGGACAATAACCCGACCAAGGAACAACGCATCGCAAAACTTAAGGAACAACTACAAAGACTGGAGGAAAAAAATGCCTACCAAACAAGGCACTAAGCAAGGCACTTATGAAGGCTGGAAGAATTACGAAACATGGAACTGTGCGCTATGGATTAACAATGATTATCCATTGTATCTATCTGCCACAATTTTCATGAAGGCATACCGAGGGGTAAAGCCTTATCGTGATTGGGTAAGAATTGCTGGACTAGAAAACTCGCAGACCAAAGATGGTTGCAAATGGCTCAGCAGTAAATTATCCTATGCAGAACTTAATCAAATGATGGAAGGTTTAAACTCATGAGGTTAATCATCTGCCCCGTATGCAGTAAAGAGTGGCAACTGCGAAATGGCATGGCTTATCAAAGTCTAGTACGCCACATCAAAGACGAACATAAGGAGAAGGTGAAAGTATGAGCGAACACAAGCAAGCCAAAGGCGTAGTGATACGCCCCGATGGGACACATGAGGAGAGATTGTTTAAACAACTTTCCGATTATCAAACAGCCGTACAAGGAGTGATTGATGCGGTTCGTTTATACGATTACAATGGCAGACAAGTGGGATGCGCTTATGTGGATGATGAGGGATTGCTTAAGGGCTCTGCCATGAATCCACTAGGCAGTGCCATCTCGTTTCTCTTTGGTAACACGCCTCACTTGGTAGGTAACATCGTAATCGTTGGTAAATCAGATGATGAAGGGTACGACACCGACATCCCTGATTACCTACTGACCCTGATAAAAAACATTAGCGCCAAACAAGAACTGGTCGCATAATGTTTAAACGATTGGTCGCCATCTTCCTCATAGTAACGGCAAGCGTGGCTATAGACGACAGGTTCTTTGATAAATCACATGTGCCTATCACGCCAGCAACTGACGGTGTGGCAGGCACGGTGATTGCTTTCTATGAGAACGAATACCAACGCTACGCAGTAGACATGCTCACACAGATGGGCAAACTGGAGCAATGGTCGTGCCTTTACACGCTCTGGATGCGAGAGAGCAACTGGAATCCACGAGCATTAAATCGTGAGAGTGGGGCATACGGAATTGCCCAGTTCATGCCAGCAACATGGAAACTTGTAGGGTTTAAACGCACCGACAATGGCTTCGTTCAAGTGGAAGCAGGACTTGCATATATCCAACGCAAGTATGGCGGAAATATCTGCAAGGCACTAGGTAGCAACATCTCAAGGGGTTGGTACTAATGAATGAATACCAAGAACTAACGCAAGGATTGCGCAAGCATCTTATACTCAGTGGTCTTACCTACAACGCAGAGGTACCCACTGAACCAGTAATCACCAAACCAGTACGCGTTGAGATACTGGTCGCATCAGTAATGGAGTATCTAAATGCGACAGGTTATTCAAATACGACCAAAATTTCATAGAATACGCAACGCAGTAGAAACGCGTGGGCGTAGGTACTACACCCTTGTATACAATCCAAACAACTTTAAAGGTGCCAAGTGTGCTGGTGTACCAACAGAAAACTTCTATCCCATAACGGATAAGTTCACGCCTGAACAGGAGCGCTACATACGAGAGCGAATCTGTGGTGGTTGTCCAGTCATTGAGGCATGTGCCGAGTGGGGATTAGCCCACGAACGCTACGGTATATGGGGTGGCATGACTCCAGTGATGCGTGATAGAGAACGCAAAAGGAGAGGTTGGGCACTGATTGACCCGCAGTTGAAAGACAGGGGAAATTAAGTTAAACTAGAACAGCAAGCACCGCTTAGGTACCAGTCCCGAAGGCGGTGCTTGTTTATTTATGAGGCAGACTTATCGCCAGTAATAACACGGATAGCCCAATCAAGTCCAGTGTTTAAACCTTTAGACCACTCATCTTTCTCAGGTATTTTTGAGTACTCAATTTTCTGTATAAACTTTTCTATTATTGCTTTGTGTACCAAGTTAAAGCGTTCAAAGAAATCATCTTCCGTCATAGTTTAAACACATTGTGCATTAACATAAATACTTCATCAGATAAATCATCAAGAGTTCCATCGTTATAGAGCACTCGTTTAAACATGTGGTTATCCAAAGCGCGTTCACTGATATGGTCATTGACTGCGCCATGGTTGTGTCTGTTTATACGCCACACTTCCCCATCTTGGTTCTCAATCATGCGTGCTTCGTTAGGGAAGCGAACATCGGGTATAACAATGCGCTCACCAGTGGCGACCTGATTCAACAAACGCCACACCCAAACATCTTCATGGATTAACTTGCGACCAACCTCGGTGCCCATGACCTGAAGTAAACGGCGCACCTCATCTTTAGACTTGGCGACATCCCAACCATACATCTGCACTACCTCGTTTAAACGCATGCCATCATGAAGAATAGGATTCAATGCAAGTAGTGCTTCACGAATACCATCAGCAAATGCCATGCGTTTAAACCCATAGTTAAGTACGAGTAATTCTGCAACTGTATCCTTACCACTGCGAGCGTACCCACTCAATCCGACAATCATTTATCCTCCTCGTATGGACTTTCCTTCTGCTCTTTATGGCAGTTCATGCACCAATAATAATCAACTGGGTCATCAAAACTATCGCCCGCTAGTGTGCCAACCCAAAAATGAAAACCAAACAAACACTTCAAACGGTTATACCAATACCAAAGGTAAATCACTCTTGCTCCTCCTGATTCCTAATCTCTGCTCTCGCTTCTGCATTGGAGCGAACGCGCCTGCGCCCACGCCACACTGGTGCCTCTCCACCTAATCTGTCTTGTAACTTATTCAATGCCCGTTTAACACGCTTACGCATGGCTTCCTCAGTAGTTCCATAAGTTTCACCAAGGGCACCAAACTCCATACCGCCATTGGCATAACGCATACGAAGTAAGTCTTTGTCTGTCTTGTTTAAACGGTCCAAGCCTGCAGCAACATCTGACAAAAGTGCAATGCGATTACCACCCTCAGATGGTTTAGTGCTACGACTTATGTACTCACTGCTCATATCAGGGGTATCTGTCCAGCCTTGGTGTGTCCATACATCACGCAATAGTTCATGCAACACCTCATGTGTGTAGTAAAAACTATCATTGATTGGTGCGCGAGATAGGTGCGAGCGCTCTTTGGCTACATACTTCTGTGCTTCATTATAGAAAGTCTTACGCAGTTTAAACTTTAGACTTTCCTCTGCGCTCCATTGTTCTATCTTGTGCCAGTGTTCTAGTGCCCACAATGAAAGGTGCTGGTATAAATCATCAGCAGTTACAAGCCCACGGTGTATGCGATTAGCACGGGTTGCAACTTGACGAGCAACACTATAGATAGTTTCCCAAACTTTATCTTGACTATCCATCTTTAGATTCTGCTTTCTCGTTCTTTAACTTACGCATTGCCATAAGTAAATCATCTACAGTTATGAGATAACCCTTGCTCTTGTTCGGTGGTATCTCGCAAGTAATCTCACGACCAAATTCTTTTACAGCATAAAGAACATGAGAGGTAGGAATCATGAGCACACCTTGTTCAAGTACGAACGCCCAATAATCTGCCTCGGTTACCATCACGCCCGATGGTTCCCAAGACTTTGACTTCATGTACCAGCACTCAACTTCAACATATAAGTTATTGGTTACCCACCACTTTCTATCACGCTTGACTTCAACTTTTTTACCTTGAGTGAGCAGTTCTTCTACGAGTTGCTCACCCTTCCTGCCGTATCCAAAATCTAAATCAAATGATGAGTTTTTGACCACTTGTTTAAACACCCACTCGCTTTCGTAGTCCCTCTGCTCCTTCGGTAAGGAACACATCGTTAACATCGCAGTTGTCAGGCATGAACACGGGGAATACATTGTCCAATTCTCTTGAGAGGGTCTTTGCCATCTCTTTACCTGCGTTGTCACCATCACAAAACAACATAATCTTTTCCCAGTCTGCAAGAACACGAGAGTAAAACGGTTTCCAGTTGTTAGCCCCAGGCAATCCCACTGCTGAGAAGCCAACTTGTGTAGCGATGATGGTGTCTAATTCACCTTCGCATATCACAAGGAAATCTGTATCACTACTAAGCGCATCAACATTGTAAATGTGTGTGCTTGCTCCAGGTCTTGACAGATACTTCGGACCGCTATCATTGTTTAAACTACGGAAACGAATATCAATCACGCCCGATGGAGTGAGGTAGGGGATAGCCAACTTACCAAGGTAGGGTTCATGTCCTGCTTCAGGATTCGCCACGAATCCGAGGCGGAACATACGCGCCGTTTGCTCCGTTATACCGCGATTCGTTAGGTATGGCAACGCTTCTCCTAGGCTTGTTGCGTAGTTCTCCGTTGCTTTCGCCAGTAATTCTCTCTGCGATTTTGAGAGCCTTGCCATAATCCACTCCTTCTTTCTTCATGATTAATGAATACACATCTCCTGCCATGTCGCAGGCAAAACATCTGAAGCCACCATTGTCTATGTTTAAACGAGCAGACTTCACATGGTCATTATGAAAAGCGCAACGAACTGATTGCCACCCTCCACGATTCTGAGGAATTACAAATCCGTAATGCTCAAGTACTTTAACGATGCTGTGCTTAGAGGTTGGGGAGGACATCACTGAGTTTCTGAACGACATAGGCTTCACCTGTCCCTTTGTTGCTTGCCTTGATAATCACCAATGGCGTAGGAGCAACTGTCAATCGCTTTGCAATACGGTAGTTCTCTGCCTCAATCTCAGACTCACGAATCCAACCACTCAAATCAATACGACCATCACGGCGTGGAGCCTTGGCTTCCACTACATAAATGCCATTGACTCCAGGAACAAACACATCACCAATATCATTACGACCAGCACGAGGTAAACGCTGTGCGTTTAAACCTTGTTGCATAAAGAAATCAGCAAGGTCTATTTCCCATGCAGCACCTCTACGCTTGTTCGCTACTTGCTGACTTGGCATCGCGTTCCCTTCTCTCTGCTGCTGCCTCTGCTGCTGCCCAATACAGGTTGTAATAGGCTTCATCAAAAGCAAATCGTTTCATGTGCTTAGCAAGTACACCAGTGTGGGCATGAACAGGTATACCTGCAGCCTTTACCTTTCTGAAGAAAGAAATATCTTCACCGATAAATTTATCTCCTCGTTCGTTGTTCTCGCCAAACCAGAACTGGTCAGGGAACTTATCGTTTAAACCTTTGAGTACGCTCTTGTGCATCAGCACTAAACCCATGCCTGCATTGTCAACCTTTACTATCTGATTCTTAGGTAAAGGATGAAGATAACTAATCTCATACTCATTGCCAGTTTCATTAAAGACACAAGGCATAGGCTGCATCAATGAGCCTTCCATGTTCTTGCTAATGAAGTAAACGCCACTGACTATAGGGCGGGCTACCTTGTCAGCAGCATCCCATAGACTCTTTAGCATCTCTTTGGTTAAGACAATATCTGAATCAACCCACAGCGCCCAGTCGGTATTGACCTTCTGCCACATCTCAATGGCTGCTTGTCTTTGGCGGGCAATCTGATTACCTTGAACACGAACAGCATTGTTAACTGGCACACCCATAGATGCTGCATGTATTAGCGTATAAACCAAGCCTTCAGTAAACTTACCATCAGTAGTGCCATTGTCGCACCAAATAATAGAAAGCATTTCTTTATTACTATGCGCCATGTTTCATACTCTTTTCTGAATTGTCTAAAATTTTCATTGCATGTTCGGCTAACTCTTTAAAGTTCTCCGACATGATAATTAACTTTCCTGCGATTTCTTCTCGGCACTCTCCTCCGTGTTCTTCCCTGAGATGAGTAGCAAGTTGCGCCACATAGTCAGCAAACTGGATTGACTCAAACCAGATGGCGGAAGGGTTGAAGATTTTATTTGTCGTTTCATCAACAAATTCCACAAAGTTTGGGAGTTCATTTATCAGTGCTTCCTTTATCACTTCGGGTAGTTTCGCTTGGAGTATCGCCTCCTCCACCATCTTCGGTGTAATTGACAGTTCCTCCACTGAAAAGTGTTTTGTGTTGTTCTTGGGTGAGTTCTTTGAACCGCCCTGTTTCTTTCTCCTGCCAAACATAAGTTCTCCATCCCACTGTCCAAGTAAAATTCTTAGGTATAAACATTAACTGCGCTTTCATATCTGTAATCAGTGTCTTAGTAGGCACGACTACATCTTCGCTATCTACTGAGCCTACTACTTCGCCCATGTTTTCAACTACTCGTAGTTCCCAGTTAGTATCTTCTGTCATTTATTTCCTTTCATTATGGTGCAACTAAATCTTTAATCTGCATACTCGCAGGGTCATAAGCAAGCCATACTGGTGTTGCGCCATTGGCATCGGCTGGTCCGTATCGGTTCTTCACAGCACAGACACCCATTGATGCAAGTTGTCCATGGACTGTAAGTATTAATGATGGAGTCTGAGCAATTTTTCCATGCAGTGCAGAGCGTGGTGGGCAAGGATTGCCATTAACGCCTTCACTTGTATGGTGGCAAACAACAACAGCAGCGCCAGTATCTCTAGCCCACCACTTGAGTTCACGCATGAGAGTGCGTAATCCGCCCCACTCATCTTGTCCATCAAGGGTTACATCTACGGCGTTATCAAGCACAATAAGTTCAACATCTTTACCAAGTCGCTCACGAGATGCAAGGATTGCATCCTCAATATCTTTGAGTGTAGGTGCTGAATCAAACTCCCACATGATGTGGTCAGCAGGCTTGAGCATTTGTGCTGCCCACTCCCTATCTGCTTCCATCATTGGTTCAACTTCTGCTTGTGACCTACCAGTTAACATCGCAAGTAGGCGCAGGCTCATAGTGTGAGAGTGTGTATCTGCAGAGATATAAAGGGTTGGTACCTGCACATGCACCGCAAGTGAAAGAGCAAGTGTTGATTTACCAGCCCCTGGAGGACCAGCAATCATGCTCACTTCGCCTCGTCTAAACGCTATCTGCTGCTCAAGCAGCGAGCGCCACACTGTTGGAAGCGTGGCACCCCCTGCTGATGCAGTCCTGATTGCGCGAGAAAGAAGGCGCATGAACTATACGGTTACTTTGTTTTGGCAAGCCTGTCCCTGTGGCTTAGGGCAAGCGTAGAACGCCTTGTATGGGCGACCTGTTGCCTTAGCAATACCTGCTGGTACAAAGCGCATAGGTCCACTACCACAAGAACAATCAGGCGCTCCTGCTGCAGGTGCTGCTTGAGTTGGTCGTGGTACCGCAGTGGTACCTTGTATTGGTACTGAATTTGGGAAAGCATCCTTGACAACTGCCATACCTTCAACAGTTTTCTCAAGGTCAACTAACGCAGCAATGCGCTGTGTAAGTTGGTCAAGCAATAAATCAAGTTCAGCACCATCTTGGGCACGAAGGTTAATCAACATGCCATCTTTCTTGGTCTTGAAATTGATTTGGATTGGTGAGTTGTCACTCATCTGTATCTCCTAGTTCGGGGTATTTGTGTGATTCGGAACCATTTACTGCATAGCAAGCATGATTAACAGAACATGTACCGCACATAAATCCTGGTTGCGGTATGAATATGTTGTTGTCAACGGCAATCTTAAAGCCTTTAACCTGTGAGGCTAAACGCTTTTCAGTGTAGTGTGTTAAGTCTACTGGCTCAGTTAACTCACCAGTACGAGCCATGAAGTAAGCACCCTTAACAGGGCGCACACCCATAGTTTTTTCGCACATAATCGCGTATGTGCCTAGTTGTGTATAGGTAACAGGTGGTTTACTGGAAGTCTTTATGTCCACAACAATGAGTTCACCAGCAGGTGAAACCATAAGTCGGTCCAAAAATCCTTTCATTAATACACCACCGATTTCTACATTAAGTTCAGTTTCAATGGCGAACTCACCACCTGATAATTGATATGGCTGGTATCCACTATCTTGTCGGAACTGAATCCAAAAGTCCACCATCTTGGGTCCATTGTCTAGCCACCACCGAGCATCCTCCTTATTTGGATACGCTTTAGTAGCCCTGCCACCAGCACGGAACGGCATGCCGTTGTCAGCAAGACGATAGTTCTCCTCCCATCGTGCAGTAAATACTGCAGTAGGGTTGAAGTCCCCTTGAAGGGGTGGAATTGTGTCGTATATTTCTGTTGCTTCATGTAGAGATTTGCCACCTACAAGCCAGTAGGATGGGTTCTCAGCGACTTTCTGTATGCGGGTCAGGTAATATGCCCAGCCACAATTTAGCCATGAACTCATGGCACTGTGGGAGATATAGCCTTTCCCAGTCTTTTCTTCAAGTGTCATATTTCTCCTTTGCAGGGGCGAGTGTATATGTACCTCACTCCTCTATTCGGCGACACGCCGAGGGAACTACACTTATGTAATTTAAAAATCAGTATACTCCTGTTCGTGCAGAACGGGTTAAGTGTATGAGTTTGCTGAAGCGTAAGCGGAAGCAAAGCCAATTAAAGCACAGTTATCGCGGTATTCCAACGCATGTTTGTCCCTGTGGTTCTCAATTATTTAAAGTCGCGTGCATTTTTGAAGATGGGGAAATTATACTTTGGTTTACAGATGCAGAGTGTGCATTATGTGGCGCTGAATTGTCAGCACCCACACCACTTGATATTGTCGGCACGCCTTGAAGTAATTGGGGAAGTTATTTCAGGGTCCTTCTACTAAAGGACAAATAAAAAAAGCCCCCGCTCATCAAGATATTTCTTGACGGCGGGGGTCTTTTGTT